TCGTGCGCCCCGGATAGAAAAATCTGCCAAGGATCTAGCCACCGAACGTGGCGAACCTTATGTGGCCATGCTCAGCATGGAAGTGGATCCAGAAAATCTGCACCAAGGCAGTTTTGAACTGGACTGGAATGAAAAGTTTGTGGCCAATCTTGTCAGGGCCGGCTACCAGATGCGGCCCGACGATACTGACAACGACATAGTAGATCGTTGGTTCCAGGCTGTGTGCCGCAACGTGGTCTTGGAAACCTGGGAGCAAGAACAGGCCATGAATCCCAATCGTGTGGTCAAGACACGTGACATCGGAGATGGTCGTAGCGAAGTATCATGATCCTGTATGTCAACGGAGATAGCCATGCAGCGGCTGCAGAAGCAGTGAATCCGCATGCCTTTGCTGAAGACGATGCAGACTTGGCTTATCTGGGCAGGACGCCACATCCGGCCAACTTGGCTGTCAGCTGGGCACGCAGACTCAGTGAAACACTCAAGGCCGGATTCCATTGTGCGGCCGAAAGTGCCAGTTCGAATTCTCGCATCTTGCGTACCACACGTGACTGGTTGCGTCAACAAGTGTCCTACAACGACATGCTTGTGATCATACAATGGAGCACCTGGGAGCGCGAGGAGTGGTTGCATGAAGGAGTTTATTATCAGGTAGGTGCCAGTGGTATCGACCATGTTCCGCAACCACTACAAGAAAAATATCGCAACTATATAATTGGTGTAGATTGGCAACAAAAAACCCAAGAAGCACACCGTGAAATTTGGGCGTTTCATAGCGAGCTAGAACAACAGAATATCAAGCATATTTTCTTCAATGGCAACAATGATTTTTCACAAATAACTGATCAACACGATTGGAGCACCAGTTACATTGAACCCTATGATCCCGAATCAACCTATGATGCCATAATACGTGCTCAGGGTATCGACACAGTTGCACCCAATAGTTGGCATTTTGGACCCGATGGGCATGCGGTTTTTCATAGATTTTTATTGAATCATATCATGAGCAATCGGCTTATCTGATTGACTTCTGTCCAGCATCATGTTATAATTGCTGTATGAAATATGTTCTCGTAGATACTGCCAATCTTTTCTTCCGTGCCCGACACGGAGCTTTCCGTGCCAGTGATACCTGGGAAAAAGTGGGTTTTGCCCTGCACGTCACGCTGATGGCTGCCAACAAAATGGCCCGGCGTTTTGAAGCAGACCACATGGTGTTTTCCCTGGAAGGTCGTAGCTGGCGCAAGGATCTGTACAAACCCTACAAAAATAACCGTGCAGTGGCCCGTCAGGCACTCACAGAAGGCGAACTCGAAGAAGACAAAATGTTCTGGGAAACCTATGATAGTCTGACTAAATACTTGAGTGAAAAAACCAACTGTAGCGTGATTCGTTGTGCTACAGCCGAAGGCGACGACATTATAGCTCGCTGGATCGCACTACATCCCCAAGATGAACATGTTGTAATCAGCAGTGATACCGATTTTGTTCAGCTGGTAGCCGCCAATGTCAAACAGTACAACGGAATTACCGACGAACTAATCACAGTAGAAGGAATATTCGATGCTAAAGGAAAAGCTGTCATCGATAAAAAAACTAAAGAACCTAAGCAAGTACCCGATCCTGAATGGCTATTGTTCGAAAAGTGCATGCGTGGAGACTCGTCGGACAATGTGTTCTCAGCTTACCCCGGGGTCAGAACCAAGGGCACTAAAAACAAGGTTGGCCTACAGGAAGCATTTGAGGACCGTGCCAAACAAGGCTATGCCTGGAACAACTTGATGTTGCAACGCTGGATGGATCCCGATGGTGTGGAACACCGTGTGCTGGATGACTATGAACGCAACCGTACCTTGATTGATTTGACAGCGCAACCTGCCGACATCAAGGCTACTGTGGATGCGGCCATACGTGAACAGATTTCGCACAAGGACGTGGGTCAGGTGGGAGTGAGATTCATGCAGTTCTGCGGCAAATATGAATTGAACAAATGTTCGGAGTCGGCTGACAGTTTTGGTCGTTGGATGAATGAAACCTACAAGGGAATTTTAAATGAAGCGTGACATATTTCTGCATCCGTTGACTGTTAAAAATCATGTGAATTACAAAAGCATAGATACCATACCCATGCTTGAGCCTGAATTTAAAGTCAACGACATCCAAGTTTGGTGCGATGGAGAAATGTATGGTGGCGGTCAGAATTTTGGACAGGAATATGTGCCGGTAATAAAAACTCTGTATCCAGGAAAACGATTCAACAACTGCTTGGAATGGTGTGCCGGCCCAGGATTTATAGGTTTTGCTTTGTTGTCATATGATCTGATACACAATTTATATTTGGCCGAAATTTTTAAACCTGCTGTTCTTGCTTGCGAAAAAACCATTACACATTTGCTAGAAAAATACAGAGACAGGACCATCAAACCCATGCATCTAGACACTGTGGCAGACATTCCCGTTGACACCAAATTTGATTTGATTGTGGCCAATCCGCCACATTGGAACTGGGCCGTGGCACCATATGTGGCTGAATATTTCAGTGATAGGATCAATGCCGACAACGATTGGAAAATACATCAAAACTTTTTTGAAAACATCAAAAAAAATCTAGCCCAGAATGGCGTGATCCTTTTACAAGAAGCTGCCTGGGCTTCCGGACCGGAGACATTCCGTGGCATGATTGAATCAAATGGACTAAAGATTTCTCGATGTTTTCATACTGAAGAATTTATGAACTACTGGTACTTAGAAGTATGTCATGCTTAGTTAATTTTAAGGAGAAAAAATGACCCTAGTGGCCAAACCCGTGATAGACAATGAATTTTGGATCTTGCAAGAGAACAATCGCAAGGTAGGCAATGTGCAGGCCTGTGCCGGCGGATACCAGGTACGCATACGCAACGAAACCTCACAGTTTCCCACCATCCGTATGGCTGCACAAAAAGTCAACATCAAGTTTGAATCAAGACCCTGCGCCACCACCGTGGTCCCTGACAACCAGGTACATGGCTATCCCATCCAGGGACGTGTGTACAATGCCATGTGGTCGGTCACACAACAGTTGCCTGTATATACTCGCACCGCCAAAAGCAAATCATGGTTCGCGGCCGGCTGGTATGGTGTCAGGCGAGGTCGTAGCTGGCAGACCATGCTGGCACCCAAACTCATAGTGTTGCAACGCTATGAACATGCAGGACCATTCCATTCAGAAAGTGATGCCAATGACCATACACCTACAGAAATTCGTTGACCGTGTGCGGGGTCAAGAAGCCCGCGGTGCCCGCGATCTTGTGCTGACTATCAACGAAGCCCGTGATCTACATGCCGACATCACTCGCTTGTTGTTGGTCCTGCAGAATCTGCAAGAACAACAAATCAAAACTGCCAACACAGACGTTGTAAAAGTGGAAATACAAGGCGGTTCATTCTAAAATATACCTATATTTTGGCATAAATAAATGTAGGAGTATTATGCCATGAGCCGACCCAAACCTCGTGTGTTGATCGAGCACACCAACAAAGTGACCTACAAGACCGAACAGGTCTTGGCATCGGAAGGAGTATGGGCGGTGTTCTATGAAAATCAGCCCATCAATCTCAAGACCAGCAATCTCCTGGTGCAGTATCCAGGACCCAAGTACAAAAAGGTCAGTTTCAGCAATCCTGGACATGCCAGGAATCTGGCACGCAAACTCAACACGCAATTCAAGACCGATCGGTTCACTGTGGTCTTGCTGACTGCTGGTGATCAGGTCTATCCGTGAAATAAGTCATGCGGATATATGATTGTTTCATGTTCTACAATGAATTTGATTTGTTGGAAATCAGATTAAAAGAGCTGTATGATCATGTGGATTTATTTGTCATAGTAGAATCCAATCTTTCTCACACCAACAATCCCAAGCCTTTTAGATTTGAACAGCACAAAGAACGATACCTACCTTGGATTGACAAGATACGATATATCAAACACATCAGCAACGCCAGTTCAAATCCTTGGACCAACGAAAATGCACAAAGATTAGCTATCAGTCAAGGCATACAAGATTCACATGAAAATGATATCGTTATTATCA